CCTTATTCCAACTCGTCAATTGACAAGTTGAGGCAGACAAAAGTTTCCCACTTCTGTCTGGATACACCTACCTCTAAGTAAGGCAAGGACGCTCCCACCCAACCGGACGATATGTCCCAGTTTGGAGCGACAGCGCGTTGGACTTTGAAGGATGGTGAGTTTTGCCTTTCACCAGCCCGCCACATCCAGGACTTCTTCTTCCTGGATGGCGCCTTGTGATTCGCGCGGAGTGGAATCGGAGAGAAGGAACTCGCTGGTCTTGCGACAGAAGTCAGAGAGCCATGGAGAAAGCTATTCCATAGCCCAGGCTGATTCAGCAAGATCTCCTTACCATTACCCCTCTTTAAGGAAATGGGACCCTCACGGGTTTCCCCATCCGGACCAATCCTGTCAGAACGACAGAAAAGGAGGGAGGCAGACCTAGGCACCAACCGCTTATAAATCAAGCTGCGATTGACGTCACGGCGGAGTAAACCTCTTGAAAGGAGAGCGAACTGAGGGACACGAATGCCCGCAGACTCGGACTCCCAGGGAGGTACGTACAAAACCCCGCACTGCATTTCATTGAGAAGACCAAGGAAATAATTAACGGTCTTAACAAGGGGAATTTCCCACTTCGCTGACCACAACAACAACCGATTAATGGTTGAGAAAACCGTGGCTTCGGAGGGTTTCTTAAAATAGACCCCCCTTATGTCAACGCCTTGATAAGCGTCAACACCGCAGGATTCGCGGAAATGTCCCGAGAAGAAGGACTTCTCTCGGTTAACGACAAACCCACATAGCCTCAGAAGCGTCAGGACATCGGCTTCTAAAGGCTTAGGGATTATAATGTCGTCGCCGAAGACGGCATAGTTCCCGGTGAAGGAGCACCGAGGCCGTTCTAAAGGGAAATTGTTCACTTCGGCAGCCGCGAATACAGCACCAGTAAAAAGCGCCGTCTGGAGGGCAAAAGTAAAACCGTTGCCCATCGCAGAAATAAAAGGAGCTTCTACCAGCACGTCGTCACGATGACCCATGTCAATGAATTCCTCTCGAAGGCCCTTAAAGAGCCAAAAGATATCGGGAGGTATCAATAGTTCAGCGAGCTTCAAAGAAAAGGAATCAGAAGCACTGCTGAGGTCTATTGTGACATAGGAATCATCACGAGAGCCACGTAAGGCGAGCTCGCGATTAAATATCTGTTGGGTAGAAAGACTTATACCGGAAACAGACCTTAATCGGTTTTCGATTAGAACGCCTAACCCTAGCTGAAAGAAAATATTCAGCGCAGGAGGCGTAATGATCGGCCGACTTACGTCACGGTTTTTAGGCGCAAAGTTAAGCTTACCGACTCTGGACTCTACGTACGCAGGCTTGTCGGCGTTTAAGAGGCGAGAAATCTCGGCCTCTAACGACCTCACATCCTGGGTAACGTAGCTCTCCCAAAGGAGATGAGCGAGCTCGGAACCTGAAAGGGAACTGGCACCATAAAGCTTCGAATAGATGCTAGTCCCGGGAGATAATTGACTTGCACCGGGGCCGACACGACTCACGTCGTAAAGGTCACTAAGTGCGTCTATAAAAAGATCACCCTGGGGATGGAAGAAGTTATACATAAAACGCTTCAACTCTCCCCAGAGGATCTCCTCCCTTTCGTTTTCTAAAACCAGGTTCCAACGCGAAACGCGTTCGAGATTCTCTCGAAAAACGTCGTAAGCAGCATTGTCAGCAATATCAAGGCGATCATCAACAAATTTCTTCGTCAATGATCTCCAGAGATTGACTGACGCCGCTTGACGCGGACTGAAAGTCCAATCTTGCGGGGAAGCCTGCGTTTGCAGTTCTTCCTTATGCAAAACACGTTCGAGGTCACTCTCCAGATTCCGGAGAATAGCTTCCACAGAAATTGTGGACATAAAGTTACCTCCAGGAGGTATTTAAAGAGCATGAGCCGCCAACCTAGACAGTATTATTGATAATGCAGGTCGTAATATTAGAGCTGGAGCCAAACAAGGCCCCAGCCAGCATGCTAATGCATGCTTCGACCTCCTGTGTATCATAACTGTCGCTGCCAGCTGGAACATCGATTAGAACACGGATGACCATTGGACGCGGCAACTGATTTGCCGCGAACAGGACACCCTTTCGCCCGATGAGAGCGAAGCGGTTATAAGGGACAGTTCCAATTACCATCCCAGTTACGGGAGATATGGCAGGCGTCAGCTTAAACGTCGTGGGACGGTACATCGCCAGTGTAAACGGCTTACTTGCCGAATGAGCACTGACGTTTGTTTGAGTACCGCCCAGAGCGCTTACATAATACTGAGTGACATTTAACACTGGAGATGTATCTTGAACCAGTGTATATGTCGGGTTGGTCAACAAGGGAACGGTGGCCCCTGTAACAGGTGAAGATGGAGCAAAAGATGGCATAAAAGCCTCAAAGGGTTAACAAGGAAAACTAAGGATGGTACTTGTCCCAGGTGTAACGTTTACCCTGGAGACTCTCCGCCAGTTGCATCCCGACCAAGGCAAGGTTGGTTATTTGCCGTAAGCCAGGAACATGAAAGGACGGAGGGACCCAACCAACAAAGTCAGTCGGGGCTTCAGGAGTACGAGTGATCCTTAGTTGCTCGAACTCGTAACGCTCCGGATCGTACCTGTTCCATACCCACCGTGTATCGGATGGGATTTGGCGGTAAGATTCGCAATGGATACGATTAATCTCGACCTGGGTCTTCATGACCCAACGAAGGTCGAGACTGAATGTGCTCAAGGTCTGTAAGGATGCACCAATCGACGAAAAATAGTCGACCGCCCATGACATAGGTAACATCTCCCAGAGGTCATAGAGAAAACCACCAACATCGAGGCCGAACAGCTTTGCGCTAGAGCTCCAATCATTTGGAGTCCCAACCGCGCCACTGTACTTCACGGCATACTCCTTAATGCTAACAACGCATTGATCGCAGTAGCCACGAGGTACCCAGATGTAGTACTTTCCGCCATACATTTTACAATTCCCATTAACCCTCTGATGTTGACGGCCAAAGCGGCCGTTCACAACCTCAGATAGGGCCTCCGCAGCATTTTTTAAATCGCTTTGGATGGGACCCCAGCCAAACGTCCACTCGAGGTAGCCGCTACGTGCGGCCTTTAGCTTGGAACCTCGCTTGAACTTTGGGGCAAGCCTTCCATGTTTAATAAAGGCTTCCATAGGATGGCGGATCATGTGCATGGTCTCGCTAAGCTCTTTCATGGCGACCGAGGAAGAAAATTTCCTTTCAACTTCGATCGCGTTTTGAATGAACCTCATGCGAGCAAACCGATCTGCCTCGACCATAAGCGAGCCGTTGGGATTTCCCGGATCAAGAAACCCGTGAGAACCCCACATAACGCGGCGTCGCATACAATTCTGGTCAGGCGAGCACACGGGCGAGGAAGGATTCTCGCCCATATCATAGTAAAGTTGTTGATGCTCGACAACCCTGTTAACTACTGCTACCATTGAAGAACCCGCCTGTAACCCTTTCCTAATGTTATGCCTCCACCCTCGAGGTGAATCCCCGAGGGTAGCATAGCCACTAAGAATTACGGGATAGACGGTCTCATCGGTAACAATAGAGCTAAGGCCAGCGCCGGAATAGAATTTTCTATCCGTAAGCGAGTGCTGATAGCCAGGGTACGTCTTATAACGCATCATCTCTACTCGGAGAATAACGAGCCGTCCGATAAGGACG